GAATTAGGTAGGACCATAGCTGTCAATGTTGTTAACGCACTTGAGAAGGGTGTTGTTGCAATGGCTAATTTTGCAAATAGTGTTACTAGTATTTTTACAAGGTTTGGAATATTTGAATCAGCTACTATTGACATAGAAGCACTTAGAAAAAAGTTTGACAATGTAAGACAAAGTGTAACTAAGATTGAAGAACCACTTAAGAAAGTAAACAAACAATTAGAAGAAACACCTAAACAAACAAAGAAATTATCTGCACCAGTCATGAGTTTTATATCTCAATTAAAAGACACAGAAAAATCATTAGAAAAACTAACAACAGATTCAATGAAAAAGTTTGAAGATAGTATTGTTAATTCATTAAGAAAAGGTAAGCTACAGTTTAAAGATTTTGCAGATTATGTTGTTGAACAGTTACTAAGAATTGCTATACAAAAAGCAGTTATAGCTCCAATAACAGGAAGAGTTGAATCTATATTTAAAGGATTAGGTTTTGAAGGAGGAGGATATACAGGACCAGGAGCAAGAACAGGTGGTTTAGACGGTAAAGGTGGATTTATGGCTATGCTTCATCCAAATGAAACTGTTGTAGATCACACTAAAGGTCAATCTGTAGGCGGTCCTGTTAATGTAAGTTTTAATATATCAACTGTTGATTCATCAGGTTTTGATGAATTACTTGTTTCAAGAAAAGGTATGATTACTGCTATGATCAATAATGCAATGAATTCAAGAGGTAAGGCTGGTGTAATATGAGTGGAGCATTTCCAACAAGTCCTTCTTTTAAATCTTTAAATTTTAGCAATATTAGGCCTTCTATAGTAGATCATAGTTTATCAGGCAAAAGAGTAGTTAGACAAATCGGTGCGCAATATTTTAATTTTACTGTTCAAATGCCACCATTAAATAACGATGATGCAATGGATATTTTTGCATTTTTACAAAAACAAAAAGGTAGTTTCGAAACCTTTACAATACAACACCCTGTTAATAATAGAGGAGCAGGTAAATCAGAAACAGATATTTTAGTTAACGGTGCACATGCTGTTAGTGACAGTACAATTGCTTTAGATGGTTTTTCTGCATCACAAACAGGTGCATTAAAAGCAGGTGATCTTATAAAATTTAATCATTCAAAAGTTTATATGGTCCAATCAGATATAGATTCAAACTCAAGTGGTGAGCTTACAGTTTCTATTGAACCAAACTTAGTTGCAACATTAGCTGATAATGAGGCAGTAACAGTAAATAAACCTTCTTTTACTGTATATTTAACTTCACAAGAAATTATGTATACAACAGATGCATCAGGACTATACAACATACAATTTGACGTAAGAGAAGTAATTACATAATGGCTAGGTCAATTAGTGCAGGTTTGCAATCACAAATAGCAAACGATGCTAATAATATAGCTTTTTTACTTGAATTTAATTTTAGTACACCTATAAGAGTAACTAACTTTTATCGCGATGTTAGTTATGACTCTAATTCCTATGAAGCCGGTGGTAACTTTGTAAATGTAGCAGCATCACAAGAAACAGGTGAAGCACAAGTTCAAGATTTAACAATAACAATGTCAAATGTAACTTCTACAATTAGAAATGTTATTGAATCTGGTAATTACATAGATAAATCAGTAAATGTTTATATAGCATTTTTTGATACAAATGAATCATTAGTAGATGCAACTACTTTTTTTTCTGGCTTTATTAAAAGCTGTAGTATTTCAGAAACAGTTGAATCATCAATAGTAACTATAAACGTAGCAAATCATTGGTCTAACTGGAATCTTAAAAAAGGTAGACATTTTACTGATGAATCGCAACAACAAATTTATTCTGGTGACAAAGGTTTAGAATTTGCAGATCAAACAAAAGCTGATATTCGTTGGGGTAATGACTAATGCCAGGCGCTACTTTACCTGCTGCAAAAACTATTTTTCAAAAAATAGGAACTTGGTTTGCTACAAGTAAAGCTGCTAAGGCTTTAAGTTGGGCAGTAACTGCTATTACAATTGGAAGCGGTGTTAAAGGTTTTCAAGAAGCTAAAGAGTTAATGAGTAAAGGCCAATCAATACTTGGTCAAAAAACTGCACAAGGTGGAAAAATACCAGTTATCTATGGAAGAAGAAGAGTAGGTTCTACATTAGCTTTATTACATACACATGATGGTAGAAGTCAAAATTTAGTAGCTATTTACGCTTTATCTGTTGGAGAGGTAGATCAAATAGAATTAGATACTATCGAACTTAATGGAGTATCAATTAAAGATACTAAAGTTTTTAATCAAGGTTATTATGCAGGTTCAGATAAAATAAGTTCAGGAGCAGGTTCTTTATGTACCGCATCACAAATAGGCGTTGTACAAGAATCTAATGCTGGTCAGTCAGGGACAAATCCTGCAAGAAGATATAGAATGGTTTTTAATGCCCATCATGGTGCATCTGATCAAACTGTTGATCCAATGCTTTTAGCATCTACACCAGAAGTTATAACAAGCAACCATAGATTAAGAGGTATTGCTTATATTGCGGCATCTTTTGAATACGATACTGAGGGTATGTTTAGATCAATACCACAACTTACAGTTGTTGTAAGAGGCAAAAAACTATATGATCCAAGAAAAGATGGATCAATCACAGGTGGTTCAGGAAGTCATAGATATGATACGGCTTCTACTTTTGAATGGTCAGATAATGCAGCTTTATGTTTATTAGATTATTTAAGAGATGATGAATATGGCAAAGGTTTAGCGTCTTCTGCTGTTAACTTACAATCTTTTCAAACTGCAGCTAATACATCTGATGAGCTAGAAGATACACCAGACTACTCTGGAAGTGCATCTGCAGCTACATTTAGTGGTACATCAGGTAATAACTTTTTTAATGTAGATGAAACAACATGGAAGAATAGTAAGATTGGTGGTCTATTAACTTTAGAAGATTCAGGTTCTGCTACAGAGTTTGATCAAGTATCAATCATAGATGCTTTACGTTTTCATGAGTTTGAAGCAACTAATCCAGTTTATCAAATAACAGTTAATGATACGTTATCAGCAAATTATTCGAGTGAAGTAGGTACTGCTCTTGTTAAAGTAAAAAGATTTCATTGTAATGGCCTTGTAGATACAAATAAAAATGTTTTAGAAAATACACAAGAGTTACTTGCTAACATGCGTGGCATATTAAATTACATAGATGGTAAATATGAAATTACATTAGAAGATACAGCTAGTTCTGCATTTACAGTTACTGATGATCACATCATTGGTTCAACAGGTATAAGCATAAGTTATGAAGATAAATCAGAAAAAGCAAATAAAGTAGTTGTACAGTTTTTTAACGCACTAAAAGGTTATGAAATGGATACAGTTACCGTATTCCATGATCCAAACAGTGACGGTAATTTTTCTGATTATAAATCAGATGATGGTGGAGAAGAATTAGAGTTAGTTGTAGATTTTCCATATATAGTTAATAAATATGTTGCTTATAACATGGGTGAAGCTATTTTAGGTAGATCAAGAAATCAACAAACTATTACATTTACAGGTACACCTGAGCTTTACAAAGTTAAAGTCGGAGATGTTATAACTGTATCTTATTCACCTGTTGGATATACAGGCAAATTATTTAGAGTCGAAGCTATGAATTTATTACCGAATGGATTAATAGATATTCAAGCTATTGAATATTTAGATATTTACACATGGCAGGCTCCACCACAAGAAAACATAGAAGATATAGCAAGAGTACCTACAGGTCGCGAGGTAAAAGAACCTTCTGGCCTTAGCTTTACTGATACAGATTCTTCTTCAACAGGTCGACCATTTTTATCATGGAATGCAATTACAGATTTTCCTCAATATGAGTTTAGAGTATCTATTGTTGATTCATCTAGTAATAAAGTTTTAAGCAGAGTTGTTAGTGATAACTTTGTTGATTTAAACTTTTTACCTATAGGTTCTAATTATGTAGCAACAGTTACAACTATCAATGGTCAGCAAGCAGAATCATCTGGTACTACACTTACATTTAGTATTTCTAACACGCCTACAAAAGCAGCAGATGTTGATGTTGCAGGTGTTATATCAGCAGGAAGTATTATAGTTTCTGGTGATAATGTAACCACACTATCTAACAATGCAGGATATGTAAATTCCTCACAAGCTGCTAGTGCTGCTCCTGTGCAATCAGTAGCAGGTGCAACAGGTGCTGTTTCAGCATCTACTATTATTTCAGCAGGTAGTATTGTTGTTCAGGGTGACAACATATCTACACTTACTAATAATTCAAATTTTATAAATGGTTCGCAAGTAAACTCTAACGTTACATCAATATCTGGTGGTGTTATAGATACAGGAACTATAAACTCAGATAGATTAAATACTAATACTTTAAATGTAAAACACTTTGATAATGTAAGCACAGACATTAAAAGTCATACTGGAAGTTTTTTTCCTCTTATTAGATATGGTTCTGCAATAAGAGGAGCAGGTGGTACTACAACTTACACAGGCTCTAATGCTTCTTTTGTGCCAGTAACAATAACGCAAGTAAGAAATAATGCTACATACACAGCTGTTTTATCTGCTGTTTTAGGTAATGTAAATGGCGGTAGAGTGCAATATTCTTTAAACAATTCTACTTGGGTAGATGCATCAGGTGGCGAAAGTAATATTTATTGGAATGCAGGTACTTATAGAGGTTATGTTTATCATTATCAAGGTCAAATTACTACACTTAGTAGTTCTCAATCTACCGTTTATTGGAGAGTTTATTTTTCAGGTACTTATAATCATACTCACATGCAACTACATATAACTATGGATAACACTACATAATGAAAGACTTTACTGTATATAAAACATCAACAGGGATAATAGAACATGTCATTAGTTCAGATTGTGAAGTAGATGATATTATAATTGAATCAGATGAAACAATAGTAGAAGGCAATTATTCACCTACAAAATTTAGGTTTGTAAATGGAGAACCACAAGAAATTGAGTTATAATAAAAAGAGGTTTTAAATGGCAACTCACGATTACAATATTGCAAATGCAACAGGAGCAGACGTAAGAACTGATCTTAATAATGTATTTGCAGCTATATTATCAAATAATTCATCTGCATCAGAGCCAACAACAACAGCTGCTTACATGCTGTGGGTTGATACAACAAACAATGTAATTAAATTAAGAAACTCAGCAAATGATGGATGGGTAACATTACCTTCATCTATATCAGCAGATAATACTGTTGATATAAATGGTGGTACTGTTAATGGTATAACATCATTATCATTTAGCTCAGGTTCAACAGTCACAAGTATATTAGATGAAGATACTTTGTCATCTGATTCTAATAGTGCCTTAGCAACACAGCAATCAATCAAGGCTTATGTAGATGCACAGGTTACAGCACAGGACTTAGACTTTCAAGCAGATTCAGGTGGTGCATTAAATATTGATCTGGATTCAGAAACATTAACTTTTACAGGTGGCACAGGTATTGATACATCTGGTTCTGGTAATGAAGTTACTTTTGCTATAGATAGTACAGTAGCTACTAAGACCTATGTACAACAGCAAATCACAGCAGAAGATTTAGATTTTCAAGCTGATAGCGGCGGTGTTTTAAATATAGATTTAGACTCAGAAACATTTACTTTATCTGGCGGTACAGGTATAGATACAACAGGTGCTGAGAATACAGTTACCTTTGCAATTGATTCTACTGTTGCAACCTTAAGTGATACACAAACACTTACTAACAAAACAATAGATGCAGATAACAATACTGTATCTAACTTAGAAGTAGATAATCTTAAATCTGGTGTTTTAGATACTGACTTATCTTCTGTATCTGGTTCTGATGATACTCTAGCTTCCGCTAAAGCCATTAAAACTTATGTAGATACCCAGATAACTGCAGAAGATTTAGATGTGTCAGATGGCTCTACAAACATTGCTATAGACCTTGATTCAGAAGTTTTAGGCATCTTAGGTGGCACAGGTGTTACTTCATCAGCTTCTGGTAATAATGTTACTTTAGCTATTGGTCAAAGTGTTGGAACATCTGATGACGTAACATTTAATAGTGTTGCTGCAAGTTTAACAGGCAATGTAACAGGTACTGTTTCAGATATATCTAATCATTCAACATCTGATTTATCTGAAGGAACTAACCTATATTATACGACTGCTAGATTTGATACAAGACTAGCAACTAAAGATACAGGCGATATTGCAGAAGGTAGCAATCTTTACTTTACAAATGAACGTGTTGATGACAGAGTTAATGCTTTACTACAAGCAGGCAGTAATATAACTCTTACTTATGATGATG